ATTTGGAATAGAGTTTAGATCTTACGCCTTAGCCAAGCCATTGCAAAGTGAACAATATGGAAACAAAGGAGAACAAGCAAGAAAAACCCTCAGCCAGTGCCTCTGCTGGCGAGAAGTCCGAAAAGAGGCCGCTGTCCGTTGTCTATCAGTTGCGACCCGACCAAGTCGCTTACTTGAAGACTGTCCTGTGCCGGGATGTAGAGTGCAAGCCCAACGCCTATGTGTACTCTCACCCAATTCTGGCAATCACCAGGACCGCAGCGGTTAAAGCAGCGTGGGCGCGTGCCTTGCGCCTTCGTGACCCCAAAACCTACATCTTAGATGTCGGTGGGCACCCCTACAGAAAGCATGACAGTCCACCAGAACAATACCATGCTCTGTGCCCATTGCTGCTCCCCGGGGACCATTTCCGCGATTATCGCAGCAGTGACATTAGTTACTGCCATTGCACTTTCGAGTCCTACGTGAACAAAGAGTGCACACACTGTATCGCGCCCGGGGTATTGCTCTCAATACACTCGTTCTATTATCTGGATAAGGGTGTCCTGTGGAATTATTTGAAGGAAACAGGATTGTCCTTGATCATCGTCGTGCACCACTTCCCTGAAGAGAAAGGTAAGCTAGGTAACGGCGAAATGTCCTATGTCGCCTCCGGTGATCGTGTCCAGTGTCAGCTCCTCAACAATGCTGACAAGAATAGAGTGCTTGTTGACACTTTCGAACATGACTCATGTTCTTATTTGCTCAAGAGTACCAGTATGCCATTCGCTGATGGGTCAGTGATTTGGCACCATGATGAGCAGGTCGGTGACCACCACATTTACACCATGAAGTGGGTGCCCAATAAGTTTGCACGACCTGACATCACTCTTTCAGCTGCTTTGAGCAAGCTCGACGGAAACGTTGAGATGTCATTCCTCAACGCTGCGGCCAAATATCAGGCTGTGGCGTCTTTGGTTGACATTGAGTCCTGTACGTCATGGGCAGGCAATCTCACCCTACGGGGTAAGTCTGTCACCCTGACAATACCCTCTGCCGTTTTGGCTGAGGCGAGAGTGTTCATTTCGTGGAAACCACGCAACGCAGACACGTACGCATCATTGGTTAATGTGGTGAAAGCATCATGTTTCCGGTACCATTTGTCGGATAGTGTGCGCCAGTCTGCCATTACCGTGATTCCACCCATGGCCTTTGTCATGGATCTTGAGGAGGAGTTCAATAGTGTCGCTAGGACTCATGGGCCTTGGTTTCGCCGCATGTTGTGGCGTTTCCTTGGACTTGGACTTCCTGAACGCATGCGTGTGCACGGCCACGCTATGCGCTGGGAGGAACAGCCCATGGTCAACTACAAAATCGCCGCCGGTGTTGTTCTGGCGGCCGCGCCACCCCTCCTCTATTTGTTCATGAAAAGGCATTCACTTTCTCAAGGACTCGTAGGGGTCGGTACCCGCATTGCTGGTGCCGTCTCCAACTTGCCCTTGAAATCGATTTTGTCCATTATGGCTTTAGTGTTGCGCATTCGAACTATGATACCACGGCTATCGTTGTTACATACGGTGGCTGAAACAGTTCGACCCTTAGCTGACTTACCTCTTGACGGGCCTACCTTGGCGCATCCTGTCAGTTGGTTCGCTTGGGCCACTTACATTGGCCCTCGTTACATAGTCAGGCTAGGCACTGAAGTCACTCAGGTCGCGGTCTCTGCTTTATGGGAGGAACTCGTTAAACGAGTCCACCCTGCAGTGTCACCAGCACTCTCTCTGTTAGAGTCTGTGTGGGCACAGGAGCCTTTGGGTCTGGCTGTGGTTCGTTTATTGGTCCACCAAACGCTGACCCACCTCCCGTTGCCAGCCGCGACTGTTTTGCACATTGCCCACAATCTTTTGTGGTTGTGGACATCACACAGCCCGCTGCAAGGACAACTACGTGTTGGTCGTCTTGTGGCACTGATCAGTGCTTGTCTTGCCTTGTTTCTTTGGTGGCGGCGCCGGAACAATACCCGCGCCAACATCGAGTCCAATTATGAGGCAAACCGGGCTGGGACCCTCGTCCCAACCACCGTCACTCTTGACCAAGTGGTGCGATTGAATTCCACCAACTATGGCACACGTGTCGGAGCACCTGAGAGTGGGCTGTTGGGTGGACATCAGAAGGCCATGCTCAAGCCAGAGGTCAAAGAAAAGCCCGCATTAGTCGGGTCATTCCTCCGGCCAGCACAGTTGCCTGTGGTCGTTGGGAGCGACATAGCGAGCCAAGAGCTTGCTGTCACCCGATGCAATCGGCGCCACGATTTTAGTGACGCCCGACTTGCGGTGGCCCTGTCCGTGCCCTGTGGAGATTCGTACCACGTGTTGCACCACATGTTTGGTGTGTTGCCCAGGTCCTATGAGACCGTTGAAGAGTTCGTCGACTATGTTGGCCGCAACTCTGGGGTGGTGCACCAGAAACCGTTGGTGTCTAGTGGTTTCTCACACAGCACGTTCATGCCCGTTTTCACTGACCATGGGCCAACCATCGACATGGCCGATTACGGCGATTGTGAACCGTATCTGTTCGAGGAGTGGGTTAAACGATACCCCAAAGGAAAAGCCACAATGTTGAGGGAGGCCTTCTACCATGTGCAAATGCACGGCATGAAGGCTGTTGACCTCAAACTTACCTCCTTCATCAAGCGGGAGAAGTACATGTGGTCTGACCTGTTCGGTCTCGACCCGTCCAAACTGCCTCGGATGATCAACGGCACATCGCCCACGTACAACGTGCGGTTCGGCCCATTCTTTTGGAAAGCCACATCGCTGCTCATGGAGACGAACAACATGTTCTACAATGATGAGTACCCGTCTGGGCACACCCTCTTCACCTTAGATGCCAATTACATCTATGTCCTCAATTCGTTGAGACGTGTCAGTTTTGTTGGGGAGGATGAAAAGTGTCCTGACGTTTGCATCCGTGATTGGTTTTGGACCGTCACCGGTGATGATGCCTTGATTGTTCTTTGCATCAAAATTGGTGAGGTGGTCTTTTATCTCACGGCCATGGTTGATGCCAGCAAGTTCGATGGTAACCAGAGCGCATTTGTCGCACTTTGGGAGATTGCTGCTTATGCCAGACTGGGTGCCCCACCCACGCTCTTGGCCGACTACATCACTCGACCCTTCCGTGGAACCACGTTTAGTGGCCTTGTTTTCGAGTTGTTGTGGCAGCGAGCTTCAGGTAGTCCAAACACCACGCTCGGCAATTCAATCACCATGGGACTCATCTGTTCAGTTGCTTTGGTCCGGTTCTCCAACGCCTTGTTTCGACTGCCTCGCCCTATTGTGGCTGAGGATTGTGTCACATGTCTCAAGGAGACCCTCGGGTTAGTTGGCACCGATGTCCGCTGTCCTCTCGAGGCCGAAGTGAATGTGCATCCTCGCATCATCATAGCCCAGGACCATTACCATCTGCCCTGGTTTGCAGACAATGAGTATTGTTCTGGGTTGTGGTATGTCGCACAAGACCTAGGCTATCAAGGCGGCTTGCGGGTTGCCCCCGCCTTTGGGGTGTTGATTGGTCGCTTCCTTGCTCGGCAGGGATGGACCATTGACGCCCATGACGATCATTTCGCCTACCTGCATGGTGCCATGTTATCGCTTCGGCCGTATTGGAACCATGTGCCGGTTGCGCGTGCGATTGCCATGAAAACCATTGAACATTGCAAGAGTCGTGATGATCGCATTTTCTATGACCGCGGGGAATCCTTGCCTTTGCCCAAAATCGTCAATATGTACGAAGCCTCAGAGGAAACTTTTGAGATCGTGCAGTTGAGGTACGGTGTGTCGAAGGCGAGAATTCTTGAATTGGAGGCAATAGTTGAGCGTACCTCCTGGCCCATTGCTTTGGGACAGGAGTTCGATGTGTTCAACATTGACCTCTAGTCCACCGGACCTACCCGCGCCATTCAAATAGTCGATGATACTGACCGCGAATATTGGGCCGCCGGTGCCAATTGTTTTAGAGCCCAATTGACACCGCTATGAAAAAGACTCAGAAATCTGAACAACCTTCAAAATCTCGTAATGGAAAACAGACTGCCCCTCCTCGACCGGCCCCCAAGGCCCAACCCGTGCCACGTGCTTTATCAGTGGCTAAGGTTGTGGCTGAGACCAAGTCGGCTATGTCAGCTGCTGCTAAGCGTTCCTCTCATGCCAAGGTTCATGACCACATTAGCAAGGTAGCTTCACACGCCGTTGGGCCTGTAGACATCTCTGCCGAAGAGCGCGCTGTTTGCACTGCATTCTCGACTTTGCATCCCGAGTTAATGCGTGGAAAAGTTGCTGATTCCATTACATCTGCTACATCAGAGCTACGCACCGTCACCAACTTTGCTTTCGACTCCATGGATGACGGTACTGGGAAGAATGAGCGTATTTTATTCATTTCTCCCTTTCTTAATGATCAAATAACGATTGCCAACACATACGCTGGTGGTGTCGTTGCTACCACTGCCGTAGCTGACAACCCTGCCTATGCTGCATGGGTTTCTAACATCGGAGAGTTCCGGTTAGTTTCTATGTCCGTTGTTGTGTCCAACATCACTGCCGCCCTTAGTATGCAGGGTATTTGGACTATTGGAAACGCCCGCTTCAACATGATACCATTGGTTGGTTATAACTACAACACCTACGCACAAGTTGTTGACTTTGCGAAGGGAGAGTTTTCACCAAATCAGACCCAAGCCCGCATGGTTTGGATGGCCAATGATGAATCTGATCGGAACTTTTGGCCTCTCGCATCGACTGTGTCAAGTCTTGGCCAGAACTCGACATGTGTGTACGTCGCTGTTAGCACCGGAGTGGTCAACAACTCATTCCGGCTGCAAGTGACGTGCAATTGGGAGGCCATCCCTGTGCCATCTGCTCAAACTTACATTGCCACTACTGCTACACCCACTGACCCGGGAACGTTTACGCAAGCCATGGCTGCTGGCGCTGATTCTGCCATCAAGCACGTGGACGCTGTCACGAACCCGGTTGATGCCGATAAAGCAAGTGGTAACACTCTCGCAACTCTTGCCTCCGCCGCATTGGGGGTGGCTGGTGACGTTTTGTCAGGTGATATGCCTGGCATTGCCAAATCAGCTGCCAAGCTGCTTTCGCCGGTCACGGATGCAGTCGAAGATGCTGTGGGGTTTGTTGCCGACGGAATCTCGTCATTGTTCGGCCTCAGTCTTGGGGCCGACCACATTTTTAGGATGTCCATGGCTATGGGTGCCTATGGGGACCAAGAAACCAAACTCATCCTTGACGAGATTACGAAGCTCGATAAGAAGCTTTCATTGGGTGGCAAATTGTCTACCCCCGTTGCGCAAATCGCGTCCCTGCGCCTTGAACTTGTTGCTGACAAATACCCTCGCCGAATCCGCGAGATCGTAGGAGTCAACGCTTGTCTCAATGGGCAACAAACTTTGTTGACTTTACCCGAAGGTGAACAGTATCGCACAAAGCGATTGCTGCGCAACACGGCTGTTAAGCTGTGAGCGTGCCATAGCCTTCGAGAAAAACAAACATAATACCGCGATAGTCTTTTGGACGTGTGCCTGGCAAGCACACTAGAGCCGGATTGGTGGCCCGAGAAAACCACCCCGTCGGGGGGTAATCCGACGGATAAAAATTTTTATGCGTG